AATCAATATTAAACTTATTAAAATGAGCAAAGAATTAGCACTACAACAAAACGAATTTTTACCAGAGGGTTTAAATTTAGAATTACACGACTTCATTAACGCTGATAAACAGCGTATAAAAGATATAGCCAATAATGTTGCCATCCAAATACAGGATGGCAACTATGACGGTATTGATGCACTAATCTTTATTAAAAAAGGCAGCGAATTGTTTAAAGAATTGGACGCTAAAGTTAGGCCGCTTGCTGAAAGTAAATCGGTTGGTATTGACTTTCAGAAATTCGGTGTAAAAATTACCGAGGGCATGACTGGGGTTAAGTATGATTTTAGTACTTGTAACGATCCTGTTTATGATGAACTTAACACAGCTTTTGAAATAGCTAAAGAAATGTTAGAAGAACGCAAAACATTTTTGAAGTCGGTAACAAAACCTATGGATATTGTTATTAACGAAGCGGAGGTTTATAGTATCAACACACCTGTTAAATCTGGTAAAATGGGCTTTACTTTAACTATTAAATAATGGTAAAGTACGCTATTTACCCCACGCTATTAGACAGCTTTTATTGGTATAAAAGAGGCTATAACGAAAAACAAGAATTAATAGATAAAATCAATCGTGTTAAATCAAAAGAGTTTCCAGAGGCAGCACGCAAAGGAATAGCTTTTGAGAATGTTATCAATACTTTATTAAAGGCTAAAAACCATCCGCTGTTAGCAAATTCAGAATATTTTGAAAGCGATGGATTTATATTTAAACCTGAAATTGTTAACCGGATAGCTTTGAAATTAGCCAATGCAATTAAGCAACAAGAATATATTGAAGCTGTAGTTGAAACGCCAGTTGGTGGAATTAAAGTGTATGGCTTTATTGATTATAGTTATCCTGATATGTTTGTTGATCTAAAAACAACAGGTAGCTATAAAAAGGATAAGTATAAAATTAATAACCAACATAAATGCTATCCATTGTTAGCGCAAATTAATGGGCGTTCAATTAACAAATTCAATTACCTAATTACTGATTTTCAACAAATGTACATTGAGCCTTATACCCACAATTCATCAATGACAGATGAATTTATTTTTAACCTTGTTGAGTTTACGGAATTTTTGGAGGCCAACAGGAATTTGATAACTGATAAAAAAATATTTGGAGGTAAAAATGTATAAACATGTTATGGTAGATATTGAGACGATGGGTAATAAATCCAGGTCTGCAATAATTTCAATAGGTGCGGTTAATTTTGATATGATTACAGGCGAAACTGGCAGACGGTTTTACTGCAACGTTTCATTACAAAGCTGCCTGGATGCTGGTTTAATTGTTAATGCTGATACCATACTTTGGTGGATGCAACAAAGCGAAGATGCAAGGATGTCTTTAATTGGTAATAATATATCGCTTAAAACAGCTTTAATAAACTTTCATAATTGGCTGGCTGAATGCCCTGAAAAATATGAAATATGGGGTAATGGATCAAGGTTTGATTTGGGTTTGTTAGACGATGCTTATAATTCTATTGGTGAAAAAACACCGTGGATGTACTGGCAAGAGCGGGATGTTAGAACTTTGGTTGCTTTTAATCCATCGCTTAAAAAATCAATTATCAATGATTTACCACACGATACAATATCTGATTGCTTATATCAGATTAAATATTGCAGCGCAATTTATAATTCAATTAACATAAATAAATAACAATTAAATACTAAGAACGAATGGCAAAAGGACAAAGCTACTACGGTAGTATCGACGTAACTACGTTGTTGAAACAAGCAAATTTACCACATTCAGCATTTGTAAGGGCTGGTAAAGAAAACAAAGCATTTGCTCAAATTACGGTTTGGGTTAATGAAGAACCTGACCAATATGGTAATTCGGTATCAATCAAACTGCAAAGCAAAAACGCTGAAACGGCTAAATTAGAGGGGAATATCTATTTAGGAAACCTGAAAAAATCAGAAGCAAAAGCACCTGAAGCATTAGAGGCTGGTGCTGCTGATATTCCACAAGATACTTCAGATTTGCCCTTCTAGCCATGAAAAAGACATTAGCAACACGCTTAAAAGAGCGTACCGAAACTATAGAGTATCGGGCTATTGTTAAAAAGTTAATGATAGTTGCCCAGAATAAGGGCAACTTCATTTTACTTATGGCAATACAACCCGAAACCATAACTATGTTACAAAACGAGATGTTAACCGTTACTGAAATACAAGATCATGGCTACAAAAAATATAAAATCAGTTGGTAATACCTTAGGCCAAACTAAAGAATATTGGCAAAACGCTGCTAAACAATTTGTGTGGCCTATTGATTTTGAGCAGTTACATATTAGCGTGCCTGAAAAGGATTTGGAATTAGCTGCTGATAATCTTATGATATCTCATTTTAAAGCAAATGGTTGGCACATACAATCAGCTATTGCTGTGGAATATACCAAACCATTTGTTGCGCCTGTATCTGATATACCTATTTTTAAACCAATTGAGAAAAAGGCCGAGCCAGAGCCAGAGTTTAAATATAACCAGGCTTTTAAAATCAAAAGCACCGATTGTAAACTGAAAATTACCAGTATTGATAAAAAATCAATCACATTGAGTTACACCAACAGGGATAAATCAGATATTGCTACCAACCCTGATAATTTGGCTAAATCAATTAGGATGGGTGTATGGATAAAGTTATGAAAATTAATCCTTATATATTCGCTGGTTTAAAAGAGCCTAAGTGTCAATTATTTTTTGATTTACAGGCTTATATTGCATACAATGGTGGTAGATTACACTTAGCTAATATTTTAGAGTGTGAAATGGTAAAAGAGTATCTACCAAAAAGACATTATGAAGATACGCAGCCCTGGTCTAATGATGAAATTGAATTGTTAATTGATAATTATTTAAACACAACAGAAACATATCAAATGACTATTTTAAATAGATCGCTAAATGCAATTAGATCAATGACCAGGGTTTTACATCTTAATAAAAAATTACCATATAAACAGACTAGAAAATCTAAATAATTTAGTTATATTTAAACGATGGAAAAACTCAAAGAAAAAATCAAACAATCGGGGCTTAAGCAGGGCTTTATTGCTGATAAAATTGGTGTAGGGGCAAGCCATTTAACTATGATGTTAAATGGTAATGCTACGATGACCGCAGAAACTGAATTAGCCATTAATAAAATTTTAGATAAATATTTGGTTTTAAAATAGTATATTTATAAAACAATAATATCAATACAATTGTGGTAGTGATGCACTATATTTGTATTGGATTTATAATTCAAAAACTTAATTGGGACGTTAGATTAAAGCATCACATCTACGTCCCTTTTATATTTTTATGAGCCTAATTACAATTTATCAATCGTACGATACAAAATCCCCAAAGTACGAACGTCACATTAACCACATTCTCAATCGAATAAAAACAGGCGCGAGCAAGGAACTTGTTTTTAAATTAAGGTCAACCGGTGATAATGATTTAAAACTTCAATTACCATCCATACTATTCAGTGGCGAGTTTTCTTATCGAAATATAAAATCACTTATTAAGCATAGCGGTTTCATTTGTCTTGACTTCGATAAATTTCCAGATAGCGATACGTTGTTAACATGGAAAGATACATTGGAAAGTGATGAATTTACTTATAGCGTTTTCTTATCCCCGTCTGGCAATGGGCTTAAATGTATTATCCGAATACCGCCAATAGTTGAAAATCACAAAAGCTATTTTGACGCTCTAAAAGAATATTACGATACGCCTTATTTTGATAAAAAATGCTCGGATGTTACCAGGATATGCTTTGAAAGCTATGATCCGTATTTAACAATCAATCAAAACTCTACTATTTGGGATAAACAAAAAATATATGATATACCAAAGCATGATACATCTGGGCATCCTGTTAATGAGCAAAAATCCGCACAAATATTATTGAAGTGGTGGCATAGAAAATTTGGTCTTTATTCGGGCGAAAGGAATTCAAATTTATTTATTCTTTGCGCTTCATTTAATGATTATGGCATAAGCAGGGAATATGCTGAAAATATAGTTTCGTCATTTCAGCAACAAGACTTTAAACTATCTGAAATACTTACAACATTAAGGTCGGCATATAGAAAAACAGAAAAATTTGGTACTTTAAAATTCACAGATGGCAAAGAAAACTAACCTTACTATTGCCTCTACAAGTGAGGAGATACCGAAAACTGATAATGTTGTAATAGATATTAAGATGTTTTTAAACAAGTCTTATAAATTCAAACGTAATGTTATAAGTCGAAATATTGAAGTGTCGGGCGTTCCATTAGATGATAAGCAACTGAATTCTATATTTATAAATTGCAAAACCCATATTAGTAAGGCCTCAAAGGAATTGGTAACATCTATTATTTTTAGTGATTATGTTTCCGACTATAATCCATTTACACAATTGTTGGATAAATACAAAAAATCACCCCCTGAAAAATTAACAGGTTATATTGAAGATGTTATAGGTTCAATTAAAACAGATACCCCAAATTCAGAAATATTTATTAAAAAATGGCTTATTTCCATTATTGCAAGTATTGACGGCAAACATAGCCCCCTTATGTTGGTATTATGTGGTGGTCAAAATACAGGTAAAACCGAGTGGTTTAGACGTTTATTGCCCGATAGCCTACATAAATATTATGCTGAAAGTAAACTTGACCTGGGTAAAGACGATGAGATATTGATGACAAAAAAACTTATTATCATGGATGATGAGATGGGCGGTAAATCTAAAACAGAGGAAAAAAAGCTAAAAGAAATGACTTCTAAACAGGTATTTTCTATTAGAGAGCCCTATGGGCGTGTATCAAGTGATTTGCAGCGACTGGCCATACTTTGTGGCACTACCAATGACGAGGAGGTTTTGAGTGATCCTACTGGGAACAGACGTATATTGCCAGTTAGAGTTTTGGGTATAATTCATAAATTATATAATTCAATAAATAAAGACTATTTATTTTATGAAATGTATCTGGAATATAAATCGGGATATCCCTATGAATTAAGCGCAGAAGATATTGAAATATTGAAAAACAGCAGCGATGATTTTAAACGATCCTCACCTGAGGAAGAATTGGTAATGAAATATTTTGGTTACCCAAAAGACCATGAAATGTTGCCTATTCAACAATTAACCAACTCCGAAATATTAAGCACAATACAAAGCAGAAGCAATATTAGATTATCACAGACAAAATTAGGGCTTATTTTAAAGAAATTTAACTTTACACAAAGACATATTCCTTATGGAAATTCAACAAAACGTGTATATGAAGTGGTAAGCCTGTAAATACTTTAACAAACCTGTAAAGGATTTTATATCTATATTTACAGGTTTTACAGGTTTTACAGGTATATTTTATAATAAGTACCTAATAAGATGTATATAGTACTGTATGGAAGTACTCTATAAGAAAATAGGTGTAAAACCCGTAAAACGTGTAAAACAAATTGAATATCAATAAGTTAAATAAATTAAAACCCGTAAATAACCTGTAAGGAAACCCGTATATGCCTAAAGACTACAAACGCCACCTAACTCCAGTATTAGGAGACTGGGAAGATGTTATTGAGAAACAAAAGGGTAAGGCTAAACCACGAGATATACCTACAGATTGGATATACCCATATTGGAAAGAGCGAGATGATATACTTATGAAAACAGCAGACGAGGAAACTAAACAGGCAATAGCTATCCGATATGGTATGTTAGGCGTTAAATCTGCTAAAACCATGAAGATTGAACATGAAACCGAAGCAGCCTTAAAACGTCAATCCCGCCACGCTGAAGATAACATAGTTGCTAAATGGGGTAAAGACTTTAAAAACTCACACCCAAACGTACCTTTCACTATTGACAAAGTTGCACAAAGCAGATCAATGTTAGGCGGTGTAATACACAAGTCAAGCCAATACCGTAAAGGCAACCCCGATATATTTATACAATCCCCACAGGCAGGATTTGCAGGGTGTTTTATCGAGCAGAAAAAGTCAGATGATATATTTTACAAAGGCACTAGAATATTAAAGCCAGGTAGCGATAATCAGCATATATGGCAATCACTATACCATGCTGATTTACGATCGCAAGGCTATTGGGTTATGTTTAGCATATCCTATGAAAGCACTAAAAAAATGACTGACCGTTACATGGCTGGCAATCCTTACACTATGCAAGTATTTGATTATTATTGTAAGCCAGAAGATTATTCACAATTTAACTTTCACCCCTCATTTAAACCAGTAAAGAAAGTATGAAAAAGGAAAGTAAAAGAATTAAAGCACTAAAGGCCATTGGTTTTATAGAGCATAGTAAAGGTTGGATTGAAGAAACATCTCAAATAGTATTTTCTAACGAGAATATTACATCCATGACTGATGATGAATTTGAAGAGGAAATAGGTTTTATTGAATATGTTTTATCTAAATAATATGAAAAAGCTACAATTAAAAAGTTATTTAAAGTATTTATGGGAATTTTATACTTGGGTATGTACAGCAATAGTTTCAGGTTTTTTATTGTCATTCATACTAAGTGGCGGAGATATTAGTTTAGGTGGTTGCCACTTAAGGTATGATGGGGTTATTAGTTTATTTTTTTAATTTCCCCACCCCCTATATAAGAAATTATTATTAATTGTTTAACTTTGAACGATATTTACGTTAATTTACGTTAAACTATGCCAAGACCATTTGAAAAAGGCAATCCAGGTAAGCCGAAGGGGGCTGTTAATAAAACTACAAAGTTAGTTAAAGAGGTATTTGCAGAGGTATTTGAAAATATGCAAACCGACCCCGATGCTAACCTATTGGCATGGGGCAAAGAAAATCCAACTGAATTTTATAAGCTGGCATCAAAGCTAATACCTATCCAAATAGGAAGCGATCCTGACAACCCGTTGCCACAGGTTAATATATTCCAGTTGCCTGATAATGGTAGAACAACAGATTAAAATCATACGTCCACAAGACGGTTATCAAATGATGAGCTTGGCATCCCCAGCCGATATTGTTATTGGTGGCGGTGCGGCAGGCGTTGGTAAGACATTTACGCTGCTTTTAGAGCCGCTTCGCCATAAAGACGTAAAAGGGTTCGGAACTGTAATATTTCGCCGTACAAGCCCCCAAATAAAGGCAGAGGGGGCATTGTGGGATACATCAATGAGCATATATTCTGCAATAAAGGGCGCAACACCAAAAGAAAGCAGTTATGAATGGGCGTTCGGGGATGCTTCAAAGTTAAAATTCTCTCATTTAGAGTACGAAAAAAATATATTTGATTGGCAGGGTGCGCAGATACCATTTATAGGATTTGATGAGTTAACCCACTTTACCAAAAAGATGTTTTTCTACCTGTTAACCCGTAACCGTTCTGTTTGCGGGGTTAAGCCTTATGTTCGTGGAACTTGCAACCCAGACCCTGATAGTTGGGTAGCTGAATTTATATCATGGTGGATAGATCAGGAAACAGGCTATCCGATAAAAGAACGAAATGGTGTTATACGATACCTTGTTGTAGACGGTGAAAACTTCATTTGGGGGGATAGTAAAGATGATGTAATTGAAAAATCTGCACACATTTTTGATGCTATAAAAGAAAAAACAGACATTAATTTAAAAGAGTTTGTTAAATCCGTTACCTTTATAAGCGGGGATATATACGAAAACAAAGAATTATTAAGCGTTAACCCTGCATATTTAGGCAATCTTTTATCCCAGGATAAGGATACACAAGCGGCTTTATTGCATGGCAATTGGAAAACCGTTATATCTGAAAATGATATTTACGAATACCATAAGTTTGCCGGGATGTTCAACAATATGTATGAAGTTAATCGAACAGGCAAGTACATAACGGCTGATATTGCGCTTAAAGGTAGTGATAAGTTTATAGCTGGATATTGGGAGGGGGATTGTTTAGAGGATATTGAGATAATGGCTAAATCTGATGGCAAGGAAGTTATAGATACAATTAGTAACTTAGCCAAACAATATCAAGTGCCTAATGAAAATATTTGTTATGATAATGATGGGGTTGGCGGTTACATAGATGGTTTTATAGTTGGTGCAATTCCTTTTTTAAATGGAGGTGCGCCTTTGCCAATACCTGAAGATCGTATATTTGATACGGGCAAGGTAGTTAAGCCGAATTATTTTAACTTAAAAACTGAATGCTATTATTTGAGCGGTGATAATGTAAACGCTGGCAAGTATAAAATATCAGAGCGGGTCGCTAATAAGATGTACGATAATAACATGACCGTTAAACAAAGGTTTATGTTTGAAAGAAAGGCTATAAAAAGGGCAAAGGCAGACTTTGACGGTAAGTTAAAGATTATCGGTAAAGATGAAATGAAGTCTAAATTAGGGGGACAATCTCCCGATTTAATGGATATGTTTATGATGAAAGAACGGTTTAGGTTAAAAACGGCATTTAAATTTTGGTAAAATGGGATTAGATATAAATCAGAGGGTTAAATTAATCAGTAAGGATGGGAAACATTTCTTGCAAATGCCAGACGGTGCTATAATCCCAGGTTTGGTTTGGACACGTGTTTACGATGGAATTGACGAAGGTGACTCGTATTTAATCGCCAATATTCAGATAGAAATAATTGATAAACCCTTAGATATTAAATAAAATGGGATTAGTAACAAAGTTCAAAAACTTTTTAGCGACCACGCTCGGCGGCATGGTGTCAAAAAGTAACTATGTGTATATGCATAACATGATACATGGGCAATTGCAAAACACAATAGACTTTATCAAAAAGGCGTACCAAATGAACGCCGATGTGTATTCCATAACCAGTTGGATAGCCGGAAAGGGTTCATTAGTCCCGTTTACATTGAGTGAAGTTGTAGATGATGCTGCGCTGAATAAATATAAAGCTATGTGTGTAACACAGCCAGACAATTTAAAGGAGTTGGCAAAGTTGCGTACTAAGGCATTAAAGGTTGTTGAGAAAGAGCATCCAATATTGCGTATGCTGAATAAAGCACCAAACGATTATATGACAGCCAGTGAATTTAAGTTTGGTTGGATATTATACAGGTTACTTACTGGCAACACCTTTTTACGTGGATTTGGCCCGGAAGCGCAACCCGATAAATTTGTAGAATTGCATATATTACCTGCTCACTTAACCGTTCCGTTAGGCGGTGGTATGTACAGCAAACCACGTGCGTATAAATTGACTTGGGATCCCGAAGAAATACCAGGCGAACAGGTTTCACACAGCCGTTATTTCAATCCCGACTTTGAATGGCCGTCTAATCCGCATATTATAGGGCAAGCACCGTTAAAAGCCGCTGCCAACTTAGTGCATCAATCTAATAGCGCAAATGAGTATATGAGTTATGCCTTTGAGTTTGGGGGCATGTCTGGTATATTGTATCAGGATGGTGGCAGTGATTTAACCGACCCACAAAGGGATGCTTTACAGGCCCATATTGACAGTAAATCAGGCAAACAAAACGCTAAACAGATATTAGCCGCCAATACTAAAATGGGATGGATAAAAATAGGTGAAAGCCCTGTTGATTTGGGGATTTTGGAAAGCCTGCCTGTATCGTTAAGGGGTCTATGTAACATATTTCACATGAATAGTGCAATATTTAACGACCCTGAAAATAAGACCTACAACAATATGACCGAAGCACGTAAAGCGGGCATAACAGATGCGGTAATTCCTGAATTGATTGCATTTAGGGATCAAATGAACCTATGGTTAGTGCCTGGATGGGAAAAAGCAGATAAAAAGAAATATTTTATAGATTATGATGCTACCATATTTGCCGAACTACAGGCTAATCTAAAAGAAATGGCCGAGTGGTTAAATACCGCTTGGTGGCTAACTCCAAATGAGAAACGTGAGCAAATGGATTACGAGGCGTTGGATAGTGAGTTTGATGTACCATTTATACCGTCTACCGTTGCCCCATTAGGAGCTGAAGTTGACGAAAGTGTAGATTTTCAAAAGGCTTATGATATGATTGGTAATATTGATTATGAGGATACCCGCCAAACTCGATAAAATTGCCGATAAGCACGAAGCGAAAGGTGCAAGGTTATTTTACTCTGCCCTAAAGGCCCAATATGATGATCTGGCAGCTAAGTTTGAAGCTGGCAGGGAATTAATACCTAATAATGACATTGTAAAAGTTGCCATAATCTCTTATCATACCAAAGTGCAATTAGAGGTAGCTGATTGGCAGTTTAACCAAATGGATAAGGATATTAAGCGGTTGCAGGTAGGTATTGAGAAACGGGTAATTGATGCTATCCGTTTATGGATTTTAGGCAATACAGGAGTTTCAATTAGTCAAATATCAGATACTACATTGCAAATAGTTAAACGTATTATTGCTAAAGGTGGCGAAGAGGGTTTGGGCGCAAGGCAGATAGGTAAACTTATTCGTGACGAAACTAAAGGCACATTTACACGATATAGGGCTACCGTTATTGCACGCACAGAAGGGACACGTGGCGCAAGCGAGGGCGCAAAGATTGGCGCAAAGCAATGGGAGAATATTACAGGTCAAACTAAATGGAAAGCGTGGAGCGCAAGTTCCGATATACGCACACGGGATAGTCATTTAGCTATGGTTGGATCTAAACCGATACGTGGGGATGGTAAGTTTAATGTGGGGGGTACTCAAATGGAAGCACCCGGAGATGAGGCTGGAGGTGCGGGTAACGTTGTTAATTGTAGATGCAGGGTTTATTATATGAGTGAAAGAATTGCTAAAAGTTTATTATCTTAGCAGCGTTTTCATAATAGGTTTGTTTTGGGGGAGTGTGGTATCGTGAGATGCTGCACTTTTTTCATACAAAAATATTTTGCATTATATATTTTATTTTTATCTATATTTGAAAGCATGGAATTTAAAGCATTATCAACAGAAGTAAAAGATTTCGACGAAGCTAAGGGCATTGTAGTTGCTTATGCGGCTGTTTATAATAACAAGGATGCGGACGGCGATATATCTGCTCCGGGTTCTTTAACAAAAACCGTAAAGGATAATTTTAAACGTATTCGTGTTTTAAAGGATCACAACCCCACTATAATGCTGGGTGTTCCATTGGAGATAGATACCGAAGATAAATACGGGTTGCTTACTAAAAGCCAATTTAATCTTAAAAAGGAATTAGCAAGGGATATGTTTACCGATATTCAGTTGATGCACGAAAGCGGGTTATCTGCCGAATTATCAATCGGTTTTGGTAAAACAATAAGAGATACCAAAAACAAATCAATAATAAAAGAATATACTTTCTTAGGCGAATATAGTTTCCTATCAAATTGGGCCGCTAATCATTTGGCTAAGGTTAAGGATATAAAATCTTTGGAAAATCATTACGGATTTATGGAGTTGTTGACTAAATCATACAACCTGCCATATTCAGATACACGTTTAAAACAAATAGAGCTAATACTAAAATCACTATCAAGCGAGCCGGA